GTACGGGTTTCGCACCGTACCATTTTTTATCTTTTGAGATATATAATAATGGATGCCTTCGGGGTCCACACAATCAAACTCGCTTAACAAGGAGCATACCAATGACGGGACTTAGAAAGTTCACGGCAAAAGATCTTAATGCCGTGGTAGATGCTGTAGAAAGATATAGCGTCGGACTAGATGATATTTTCTATAGACTACATTCCTATGGGGTGGGGTCAGTTAACGAAGCATATCCCCCTTACAACCTCGTGAAAGAATCTGAGGTTAAGTGGAGGATCGAAATGGCACTTGCTGGCTGGTCGAAGGATGAGGTTGAAGTCTCTACGGAATCTAACGTCCTCCTAGTCAGGTCTAAGGCGGCGAAGTCTAAAGGAGAAGAAGAGTATATGCATCGTGGCGTTGCAACTCGGACATTCGCCAGAGGATTCAACTTGAGTGATGATGTTGAGGTTGGAGCAGTGACTTTTAATAATGGAATGCTTGTGGTAGAATTACGAAAGATTATTCCTGACCACCAGAAACTAAAGATCTATGATATTGGGTCAGGAAATCAGGATTAACCAAACCTTAATTCTAAATACACGGACCTCTGCTAAAATGTAGAGGTCTTTTTAGACAAGTAAAACTTACAAAGTATTCTCATGAAAATTGCATTCGCTCTTGCTGCCCTTCCTTTCATGGCAGCACCTGCCCTTGCTGGTCCCTATGTTATGACTAAATCTGAATTCAAGGGATCCGATCAAGATTACAAGGAAGCAGTCAACCAGGCTCGTCTTGGTTATGACTGGAAACTTGGTAAAGTCGCTCCCTATGTTGAATTGGGTGGTGGTGCTAAGACTCCTGATGGTGCTGATAGCACTGGTTTCGTTGCTGCTGAAGTTGGTGCTGGTATCAAACTGACCGACAAACTCTCCGCCAAGGCAAAGTTTGAGGCACTCAGTTTTGATGCCAAGACTGACTGGAAAGTGGAAGTCGGCACTAAGTATCGCTTCTGATGAAATACCTGAAGGTATTACTTCATCCAGTTACTCAATTCAACCTGTTGGTTGTGGGGTTTCTGATTGCAATTCAGGGACTCCACCTCCACGCTCATTATAGTATGGATCTTGATGTTGAAAGTTACGTTCGTGGCTTCTGCAAAAAGAATCTTGAGAAGTGTGAGAGAATTATCTCTAACTTTGATTGATATATAGTATGCAACTGAAGAGACCACCGCCCAGCGGGGTCTCTTTTTGTTTGGAGATAAACATGAACATGTATGTAAATCTGTGCCCACCATACACAGAGAAGAGTGAAACTCTGACGCTGGATATCCCACCTCATGAGATGGACATTCTTCTGCAGTATGTCCACGTCTTAGCAGATGAAAAAAACATCAGTGCTAGACGTGCCTTCTCGGATATGGTAAGGTACACCTTTGATCAACTTATGGAAAAAGATTATGACCGTAAAAATCGCAAGAATGGCAAACGGCGAGGACGTAATCGCTGACATTAAAGAAGTCAGGTCTGGTGAAGGTGACGATGCTCGCATTCTTGCGTATGAATTCGTCGAAGCATACTCAATTACTCTGGAGACAGATGAGCAAGACTTTCTCGTAGAGTCTCTTGATGAGGAGTTACCACCAGAAACCCCACAATTGAATAATATTAGGATGAGATTCTTTCCATACTTTCCTCTGACAGTTGGATCTAATTTCATTACACTGAATGCAGTTGTAAGTATTGCTGATCCTCATCTTGAAGTGCTCAAGCGTTACAACCAAGCAAGATATCAAACTACATCCGAGGCAAGAACTGATGCTACCCAAGTTGATTATTCTGAAGCACCACCCTCAGACCTATTTATTGGCTGATCTCTTGGAGCTTGATGAAGAGCCAGCACTTTGCTTGCAAGAGTGTTGCACCATCAATGATGATGGTGGTGTCCAACCCTATCCAAAGCACACCCATCAGAGAGATATCTTCTTGTCCACTGATGATGTCATGACTATTTTGGATCCGTCACCAGCGGTTGCCAAACAGTATCTGACTGTGTTAGAGTCTTTGAAGAAGTCAGCAGTGCCTAATGAGTGAATTCTATA